GTTCTTGATGTAGTTGTTTGATTTCCACCACCACTTGACATACTTAATTCTCCAATTTTTTTTCTAATAAATAATGGGTTGTTTTAAACCCTTGTTGTTTTAATAATTTTGACCAACCTGGTCTGGCATAAGTTTCAAAGTGCGTACACTTATTACTTTTAGCCCATTTTTCAACCTCGTGCAATCTATCTTGCCAAAGTTTTCTTTGTTTGCCAGTACAAATAAATATATTAGCAACTTTTGTGTTAGGTCTTATAATAATTCGAGTTATCATAACACCTTTTAGTCTATCTTTTGCTTCTTCATCCCATGCTAACCATAGCTGATTATCACCAGCTATACAGTCTTTTAAAATATCATCCGTATTAAAATGATTACCAGAGTATTGTAACGCTTTAGTAATCGAGTCATCTACTAGAGACCAAACTTGTTCTATGTTTTCTTTAGGTATTTGTACTACACCAATCATGTAATTGCTAAGTAAGATACTACTCCAGATATAACATCAGCAGTTGCTGCTGTAATTTTTAAAACATCACCAGCCTCAAGCACCATAGATCCTTCTACACCATTAACAGTTGTACCTGTTGATACCGTATGATTGTACACAGTATAGGTAGTACCACCACTAGTTACTGATAAAGATACTAAAACATTTGAGTTGTGGGTACTAGCAATCTGGACTGATTTAAGAATAATAGCAGTATCGCTTGGTGCTGTATAAACAGTAGTAATACTTGTGCTATCTAAAGCAAAGAATTCATTTTTATAAGTATGTGCCATTACTCAACGCTTTCTTTAAAACCATTACTTAAATTTTTGTGAAACTCATCTAATGCATTATGTTCACAGTTAGCACATTTACAAGTTACACAGACACCACCATTACCACAATGACATTCATGCTCACAATTTTTACATTGTCCTACGCTAGAAACCATGCTACTACCTCTTGATTTTCATCGTTATGATAACGTACTAATTGATTTCCAATATCTTCTAACACTAATTGAAAGTTAGCTTGGTTATCTAAATCTTGATAGATATATTCTAAATCTCTAATGCTTGTCATTATCTACCACCCATAAAACCACGCCCTACGCCAGTTGATCTAGAAGCATCATCCCTAGCTTTGTTTGTCCCAGCTCTTGATTCAGCTCTACCTTTTGCTGTATTTTGTCTTGACCTACTTGGATCAGATCTAGCAGTAGTAATACCACGTTCTGCGTCAGTTCTATTAAAACTTTTAAATTGTTCATCTGTCATTCGATTCAAAGCATCTCCAAAATCATCAGAACTCATACGGAGTACAGGATTTTGTGCTTTTATTGCTTCGTTTATTTGTTGTGCTTGTGTTAATCTTTGAGCTAATCTTTGATTTGCAGCTATTTTTTCTGCTTCAGTAATATTTAATCTTTCTGTTGCAGTAGTAGGTATTCCACCAAGTAAACTTAAATCTTGTGGAGTGATATTTAAATTAACTGGTCTATTTAACAATCCTGCAGGCGTTGTTAATCCTTGTGCTTGGTTAAATTCATTTGTTAAATTACTATTTAAATCTACACCAAACACATCTCTTACAGCTTTATTTATTCCTTGTGCATTTCTTAAACTGTTAGGGTCATTAGCTACTAAATTGTTTATTTGCTCTTGTGTGTTTAAAGGTAAATTTTTAAATCTAGAATCTTCAACACCTGGTATTTGATTAAAAAAATTACCTATTACCGAAGCAGTACTAAATGGTGCATCTCCTTCTTCAACTTGACCAGTTTGATTATCTACTCTATAACTTTTACCATTAAAAGTTTCGTATGAATATCTTCCTTTACTACGTTCAAGTTGTCTTCTATCTGACTCATTACTTCCACGATCTTGCATACTAGTAGCTACGTTAGACGGTATGTTATCAGTTACAGGTATGTTACCGTATTGGTTAAATGCACCTGGCGTGTAATTAAAATTACCTGGATTATAAACACTAGGATTGTAAGGTAAATTAAATCCTGTATTTTGATTAAATCCACCATTACCAAAGTTACCACCACCACCAAAGTTAAATGGCATTTGAAATTGATTACCAACAAATCTATTTTGTGGAACTACGTTACGTATTTGATTATTTAAAGATTGAGTTGATTGTTGTAATTGATCTAAGAATGAATTAGCAACAGGCATTTGATTTTGCACAGGTTGTTGCATTGGTGGAAGTTCTTCTGCTTGTATTAGTGTAGGTTGCATAGAAGGATCAGTTATTCCAGGCATTGGCCTTCCTGTTCCAAATCTAGGATCTGGTAAAGGTGTAAATCCTTGGTCTGGTAAAATATTTCCAAATGGGTCAGGTCGTCTTGGTTTATTCATTCCTTGGCTTAGATCTAGTAAAGGTATTAATCCTCCGTTAATAGGATTACCTGCTCTAGCGTCAGGAACTGGTGGTTGCATTTGATTAAACATATTAGGATTTTGTTGTATAAAATCTCCAAGTAAGCCCATTATTGCCATTATCTATATCCTTCTTTGATTGCTTCTATATCAATTCCTTGAGCATCATTCCAAGTAGTAGATGCAGGAACTTGTAAGTTAAATTTAAAATATCTTGCACTTTTGTGGAATGGTATGGTTCCTGTGCTGTGCATAGTGTTTTCTACGGTAGTAAAATTAGTATCAGCTACTCGGTTTCTAAATGTTAATGATCCCGTAGCAGAGTCAGTATCGACAATAGGTCTTACATGTGTGACTAGAGATCTATTCATAGGGAATATTTCTGTCTCGCCAGTACCTATTTCAGCCTTTAATGTATTACCTTGAAATGCTCCTAAGAAATGCGTAGTGCCAAACACACCAAATGATCTCAACCCACCTAACCAAAAAGCACTATCTAAAGTAATATTAATAGCATCAATATCATTTGCACCTGAGGTTGGGTAGTCATCTAGTTCTTCTAAAGTGAAACCAGCAGATATATAGTCAAAAATAATCTCATGATCTATTTCAACGATTGACCATCTGTTACTTTCATAATGATAGATAATAATTTTATCATTCTGTATACCTGCATTAGTTCCTGTAGCAGAAGGATAAGACCAACAAACTAATTTATTTTCGTGATCGACTGATGCTCTTACTCTTTCTCGTAATGCAGTTTTAAGGTCATTGAAAAAGAAACGATCTACTTTACCATTACCAATAGGCTTTGAAGTGTTGCCATCAGTTACATAGAAACCATCTTCAGATAAAAAATATACTAAGTTTCCTACTTTAACTACAGACTTACCTTGTACTGCACCTCTATTATCTTCAATACGTCTAAAAGAAAATACTACATTACCACCTCTATAGTCCATACGAGTGATTCTGTTTTCTTGAAATATCAAACCGTATTGTCCACCAGTCATGCCAGTAATAGCACCACCTTCAGGTAAGGTTTCAGTATCAGATTGATTAACACCTGCGGTCCAAGCTGTAGCACTGTTTACCGATGCCCAAGCTACTTTGTTTTGTGCGTCTGGTTGATTGCCTGTAACAACAAAATTATTAATTACTGCAGCATGTCTAAATATAGGTGGTGATCCAGTTAAGTCAGCAAAGTCAGTAGATGAATCTAAAGTCCATGCTTGAGTGGCATCATCACCATTAAAAGCTATAACAACTTCACCAAATTTAATAAAATCCCAGTATGCATCTGCAGAGAAAGAAAATGTAGTACCACCACTTTCATCAACAAAAGAGTTAGAAGTTAATTTATATAACTTTGTAGCATCACCTGCAAATATAGATACAACACCACTATCAGATTTAAATGCACCTGCTCCTTGGCATCTAGCATCTAAACCGTTACCACTGGCATTAACAATAGCTCGCCATGGTCTGTAACTGTTTACAGCAGGATATACGTTTTTAGCTTGCGTTGAGCCAGGGTTTACGTGATCTGGTAGGTCAGGAAGCCACTCTCCAAAAGGTACTTGCATTATTTTACGTTATCAAAATTGTTAATATTTATATCGCTTCTTTGTATCAATGGAGTACCATTGTATTTATCTTTTTCATCAGCTTGTTCTACTTGTTGTAAAGCTGACTCATATTGTGTTTTAAATTGTCCAACAGTCATTTGATCCATACCACGTATAAATGTACTAGCAAAATATAACGCACCATACAAATATACGTCAGGATGATTAGTTAGTATTGCATTGGTTGTAGTTGATTCATCCAGGCTATCAAATGCCTTATAATATACTAAGTTACCTGTGTAGGTACTATCAGGTATAGGACTAAATCTAAAATTAGTTCCTTCTATTGAATAAACTTTTGGCAGTCCAGAAGTCGATGAACCTCTAGTATCATATTGTTGAAACGGTGTTAAAAGCTGTAACGGTATTTTAGTAGCAGTATTTAAAAAAAAACTACGTATTTGCAAAAACCCAGTAGGTAAAGCCTCAGTTTCTGAATCTATCGTAAATGCAGTATCAACAGTTTCCATTGCTCGTATTCTTAATCTACGATTAAAGTCTGCTTCAGTTAAATCTATAAAGTCATCAATCTCTGTAGTTAAGTCATCACGTGCTAAAAAGTTAGCAATGCTAGTTTTTAAGTTATTGTAATTATCTAAAGCCATTATAGTTTTTTATCTCCCACTCTAAAATTTGCAAACTCATTACTATTTACCATACGCTTAATAACATCATTTTGTATGTTTTTATCTAATTGATGCCAATTAGAATGACCAAATAGTTGTTTAGTTTTTATTTGTAAAGCAATTAGGGGTATCTGTGCAATACGTTGAAATTCACCTTTTTGTTCACTAGCTCTATGATTACGAGCTATTTTGTTTTGTTCTAATATGTTGGTAGTGTCTTGAGTTTTTTTAACAACCAATTTATGGGTTGCTTCATCTACATAAATATCTTTGTTTTGTGAATTGTATATATTAGTCATATTATAGTTCCGTTACATCAACATCATAAGCATCAACTAAGACTCTCCAACCATACGTATCATTATAAAATACTAAACCAATACCAGTATTCTGAGTTGTAATGGTTAAGTCAGCAGTATCTCCTTGTATTTTCTTTGAGTTACGAGCAACTGTTAAGTTGTTGGAATCAAAAGATGCGGTTGCGTCAAGTACATGAACTTCATCACCAGCACTAGGACTAGCAGGAAGTGTAATTGTAAATGCACCACCTGAAGTATCGCATAATATTTTATCACCAGCAACAGCAGTATAGTTTTCTGTTTTAGTTAAATTATAATTAATATGTGATTTAGTATTTAATTGTGTTTGAATAGCTGATGTTACTCCACTTACATAACCTAGTTCTGTGTCTGTAGTAGCAGATACTGCAATTTTTTGTGAACCATTAGATATAACTGCTCTACTTGCAGTTAAAGATTCTGTATCAATAGTTGTTGCAGATCCAGTTATAGTAGCTTGTTTTGCATCAAGTTGAGTTTGAATAGCACTAGTAACACCATCAACATAATTTAATTCAGTTGTAGTAAGTGTAGCTCCATCTAGTATTTCTAATTCAGTTTCATTGATAGATGCACTGCCAATAATAAATCCTGTAGCAGTAACTGTAGAGTTAAATATTGCAGCTCCAGCCTCAGACATGTCTAGAGTTAATGCAGTTATATCAGATGTGTTATCAGTTCCTTTAAATATAATATCGGTATCACCTGCTTGAGCATCAATAGTAATACTACCAGCACTTGTTGCTATATTTACAGCATCATCACCAACGCCTATATCGTCAGCAGCTACAGCACCAGACATTGCCGAGTTTAAATTTGCAAAAGTTATCTTCTTCGTTACACCAGCATCAGCGTCTACTAACACAAACTGGTCTGCACTTGCAGGACTAGTTAATGCAGTTAAATCTGAAATTTTACTATCAGCCATTCTTTACTCTCTTTCTTAAAACTTTATTTCTTTGCTTATTTTTATTGTATTGCTCTGAAGAAGTTTCTTTCTTTTTCAATACTTGGATTAATTCTTCAAATGTCATTAGTTAGGTATTGGGGTTCCACTAAATACAGTGCCTACTGCTTGTTCAAGTCTAAGGTTAGAACCTTCTTCCATTAACAAATAAGTGAGATCTTCTAGCTGTAAAACTTCATTAGGTACATCAGTTCTGCGATCACGATAACGATCTTGTCCTCTTAATGAAAATCGTTGCATTTTATTGAGTTACTTCTGTTACTCTTGCAGTTCCTGTTACAGAACCTACTCTTAAAAAGGCTACCTTAGTAGAAGGTGCAACTCTAAAATACTCTGGAGTATAAGCAGGTATAATTAAATTTGATGAGGTAGCAGTTGGTGAAGTACCAAAATCTACATAAGCATCTACTGTACAAACAATTCTAACTTCCCTAGTTTCGCTTGCAAATGCTGTACTGTTAGCAGCTGAAGAATCTGCTACTGCTACAGTATGGTTAATATTTACTTTAAAAGTAGTTGGGCTTTTTTGTGTTGTCATAGTTACTCCGTTAATTCTGAAATATATAATGAGCCATCACTTGATGCTCTAATAGCAGATATAATTTGACCTGGTGAAACTTTAAATATTTCATAGTCTTTTGCCACTAACGGTGTTGCTGCTGTAGTTGCGGTCACAGCAGGATTGTTTATAGTAATAAAACAATCAGTAGTTGCATATAATCTAACATATCTTACTTGTGCTGAAATAGCTGAACTATTAGCAGCAGTTGCTGTGTAGTCAACTTTTTTAACTACTCCACTTAATCTATAATACATAATTTATCCTTAAATAAAGGGGAGGCCGTAACCTCCCCTAAATTATATTATTGGTTGATGTCTAAAATGATGCCGTGTGCAGCTTCATTTCTCATCTCTAGAGTCCACTCACATAAGAGTTGTTTCTTCTCAGAGTCACCAGTCTTAGCTAGGTCGACAACTTGGAAGTCTCTTAAGTAAGCAGCAGCAGCCATATCAGATTGTAGCATTAGACATAGACTTTCACTAGTCGTAGCCATAACTCTATTTGGCACCACTTGGATGTCTCCGAAGTCTGAGCTATAAACGTCAATAGCAGCATACTCTACTTTTTTCTCTGCAGGGCCAAAACGAGTTGTGTTCGCATTGAATCCTGAGATTACTTGTTTAACA